GACGTCCTACGCCGCGGCAGAGACGCCGCGCGGGTAGTAGTGGCGTAATCCATCACGCGGCGCATTCGCGACGCCGCGCCAGAGAATAGGGGGACGCGAAAACGCCCCGCGGCAATTGCCGCGGGGCGTTAGTGGTCGCGTCTGTGGGCGCTAGGTTATTTAACCTTGCCCACAGGCGGGATCACGATGGACTTCGCGCCGGGACTTCTCATCCCGCTACAGAGCCCACAATCCGCACAGGACACGCCGCGGGATTCATGAGGGCACATGATCTCATTCAAACTTGCCAAGGGGCCGCGTTGCTCCAGGTCAACGCGATACGTGCGGTATCCCGCGGCCTGTGCCTCTGAGGCTTCCGCGAGCGTCGTGACGGACGCCATCGCGAAATGTTGAACGTCCGCGTTGCGCCACTGATGAGAGTAAGACGTGCCACGACCGCGGTCGACCTGCTCCCACACGTCCGCGGGAATAACCGCGGGATCGCCATATGCCCCTTGTCTTACCGGCATTCCGGAAGCTTCAATAATGTCACCCAACTCCGCGGGTGATATCCGCGGCATTTTGCCCGCGGCCCACGATTCCCACGTGCGCGTGAGCCAACCAACGTTCACGTAGCACTTGGCGCGTGTTTCGCCCGTTTCGAGTTTCCGAATACGCCACGTAAACCAACGTAGATCACAGTCTCCGCACACGCTTCTATCCAGGCCCAGCCGCGACGCGTCAACAGGCGACATATCCGCGCGCAGAATGTATACCTGCACCATTGATAGCCCGACGCGCCCATCGCCAGTTTTAGTGTTGTGGGACTTGGTTATGAGTCCGGTTGCAAACGCGACCACAGGCCCGCCATCTAACCCGACGCCGCGCCAGAATTCGTATGAAGTGAATTTCGGAATCACGCGATCACCCCACAAGTCTCGCGATGCGCGAGAGACTTAATTGATCCAGTGAACACCTCACCACACCGCGGGCATCTCACTTCAGAAAAGGACATGCGCATGTTGAACTTGTTTGCGTGGTAATCCGCAGCGAGATTATCAACTTGTAAGGCCCATTCCGCGAGATCACAATCGTATCCACCATTGAACGGATTTGCGGCATCCAGTTGAATGTTTCCATCCGCTTCCCAGGCTTCACATAACTCAAAGGCCGTACTCGCCAAATTGCGCAACAGGCGCACGACGTTAGCTTCTGTGAAGTCGTCTCCGTCGTGAGTTCTGTGTGTGTATTCATGTCCGTCGACGTGTGTCAAGGAACAACTGCCAGCAGTTCTGTGTGTGTATTCATGGTGTGTCACGCGATCACCTCATATTCCGGAATGTCCGCGAGTGGCGCGGCGTGAGAGTGTTCATCAAACTCCGCGAGCGTCGCGAAACGCGCCTTACACGTTGTACAAGTAATCATGTTGCACAGTCTCCAATGTAGTGGTCGCGTCCGTAAGAAGCCGGACGCAGGACCCAAACTACCGCGCACGCACGGATAACGTCAAGAAGTTTCCGTGACGCGTTACGCCACGACGCGGGAGTGAGCTCCAACGTGAGCTCCAGCGCGCCAGGTATTGACACGCCGCGCATCACAGCGCGAGACGTGACAACGCGGAAGGTCGCGCAGTACGCCACGCGGTGAACTGCCCTAGTTGACGCGCTAGGCGCGGGCGCGTGTCAGCATGCGCCGCGGCTAGTGACGCCATCACGACAACCGTCACCCGCGACGCACGATGGCGCGGCCACGATTGGCGCGATAGGCACGATTAAGAGGTGATTAGCGTCGCGATCGCGGGCATCGTGCGTTAAGAGGAACGTGCGCGGCGTACGTGCACGGAACCCGGGGGGGCATCCTTCGCAAGCCCCCCATCTCTGTATATCGGTTCTGTTTCTAAAATGCGCGCGAAAAAGTATTGGTGTCTGCTGCGGTTGTTTTAAGGTTGTTACGCACGTCTAGAATTGTGACGGTGTGAGACGCGTTGCGCCCATCCTATCTTTACCTGTTTCTTCCCTTCCCGGGGGGTTAACAGGTTGTGGTCGCGCAACGCGGATGGGAGTGAGTACCCCCGCGGTGATTGGATCAGCAACCCACGCGATACCGTGATGATGAACTCACGGATTCCAGCCGTTAGAGTGTACACCCTGTCCTGTGTTAATGCGTTTGGGGGTTGTGCTAGGGTTGCTGCTGTGGTGTTAAAGCTTGTAGAGAGGTTTCCAGTTCGTTGGTTGATCCCTACACCCTGGTCTTGAGCAGGTCGGAGTTTGACCGGCAGCGCGAGATGTTTGAGAAGGTGTTTGGCCGGCCGTATACGGAAGACGAGGCGAAGGCGTTTCTGTCTGCTTCAGTCCGTCGTTTGCGTGGTACTCGCAGGCGTGTTGAGATCGTCATACCTGCCTAAGTGAAACGTAATTGGTTGTCATACATCGACAAGTTGCAGCGCGAGAATGTTAATGATATCGCGTTCTATCCTCTCGATGCCCTAGCCACGGCCCTTGAATCAGGCCACATAATTACGGGAGAGGACAACGGAGAACCCGCAGGTTATCTCTGGCACGGGCCTATTCACCCGAGTCGTCCCGTTGTGATTTACCAGGCATGTATCGACTACGATTTACGACGACGGCAACTGGGACACAACCTGGTCAGGCAACTTATTGATATTGGGAAAGTAAGCGGAGCAACAGCCATACGGTTACGGTGTGCCTCGTCGTCTGAGAGCACTCAGTTTTGGCAAGCGATAGGATTTTATGTGACTAGGGTCACTACAGGTGGGCGCCGGCGAAAACGAAACATCAACCATTTTTGGTCTGATCTTCGACCGACGTTACTGGTTGCCCCTTCCGTGGCTCCGAGCACGGTTCCGGTTGATGTACGGCAGTATTTTCGAGACAGACGAAAGAAAACAAATATGCCGTCACGATTTTCGCGAGGACACTATTGATCCCCAGGAAGAAGCGGCTGGCCGCACGGATGCGGTGCCGGTCGACGGAAGAGAACCAGGCTGCTGCGAAGCGATCGAGGGAGGTCGTGCAGCTGCGGATCTTTCGGAAGGGCTTCACCCAGGCCCAGCGGCTGTAATGGGCAGGTGTCCCAAGTGCGGGGAGCTCCGGGTGTTCGAGGACGACGATGGATGGCGTTGCCTGTGCGGCTGGCGCATGACTCGTGCAATCTGCCATGAGTGTCTCTGTTTTGGGCCCTGCCAGGGTCACTTAGTCGGCGGGGATAAAGACAGGAACATGATCGACTGTGATCTTTGCGGCATTCATCGCGGCGAAGAGGAAGAAACTCTGATAGGGTGACGCCTCGCGGGGTGGAGAAGCAGTTATCTCGCTTGACTCATTATCAAGAGATCGCAGGTGCAATTCCTGCTCCCGCAACCACCTGTCACCCACCCGGGCGACGAGACGCCCCCGAGGTTTTAGATGCTCCTCTTTCTCGGGGGTCGTCTCGCGTCTGGTAGCCTGTGACCAGGGGGTCCCCCTTTAGGGGGTAACCCCGCAGTTCACAGTCTGAAAAGCAGTTACGAGAACTGTCCAGAATGCTCGGAACGGTCTTCCGGGTTCGCTTGAGGTTTGGAATGTATGGCGATGACGGTCCAGGAGCGGTATCGGGCGGCGCACGACAGTCATACCCGGCAGCACGCACAGGGCGAAGGCCACTGGTGTACGACCAATCGCTGCGGGAAGTGCGGCCGTCCCCTGCAGTGGGCCTACGACGGCCCGCTCGACCAGATCGTCGTGCCGCCAGGAACCTATCTCGAGGCCGCACAGGTCGCCGACATCTTCGAGAAGGACGCCGTGATAGAGCCGTGCATGAACACCAGCTGTGGTTACCGGCTGATCATGGGCCGGCACCTTCGGACCACGCCGCACTACTACCTGCCAGGTGGCGACGGATGGGGCCGCATTCGAAACTTTCCCGGTCCCGGAAGAGCTCGCCGAAAAGACGCTATCTGAAGGGAGTGTGCTAGTTTAGGTTTCATCTGACCCCACAGTAAACACGAGGACAGCATGGAACATATCCGAGAACTCGACATCATCGCCGGCTACTACGTCGGTTCCGTCAGCCCGTCCAGCGTGAGAGACGACTACCGATGGCCAGACGGCTTCCAGCAGACGATCTCGTTCATCTCCAACCCGACCGAAGCGAGCCACAACGAGTTCAAGATTCGCCTCTACTTCAGGGGCACCCCGGAGTGGGAAGACGTCCAGGACAGGCGCGCCGAGATCAGGCAGGAGATCGAAGAGATCCAGGCCGATGCAGAGCGCGACGTGAAGGCCAGGGTCGCAGTTGCTGCGGCCGACATCCAGGAGGCGCAGGACGTCCAGCTGGCCGAACCGGAGCCTGAGGAACCGACCCCTGACAGCCCGACGCTCAAGGACTGCGAGAAGCCCGAACCACACCTCCACTGCGAGATCCCGGGACGCTCCTACGGCTGTCTCGAGAACGACGGTCAGCCCCGTTGCTTCAAGGGCGCCGGCCCCCGAACCGGCCACTACCGCTCCAAGGGGCACGTCGCTGAACTGCAGGCCACACAGGCTGCTGCCTAGTGGACGAAAAGAAGCCCGGGCCAGGAGCAGTCCCTCCCGCACCCCCGGATCCACTCCAGCCACTACGTGACACGCTGCTCGCAGACCCCAATCCATGTGTCCGGGTCTGCGGGCAGATCTCAGAGGGCTACGCGCTCGACCACGCCCTGCTGCTCGAGGACATCGACCCGAACGCGTTCAAGACCTGGCTGAAGGCAGCTGACAACCAGTTGGTACTCGATAAAGGCAAACGGCTGGGGCTCGCCAAGTACGACTTCCAGCGTCGAAACTCGGCACTCGGCCTCGGGACCCGCCGCGGCCAACAGGCGGCACTCAAGTCTGCAAGAGTGGAGTTCCAGCGTTGGATTCCTGAAACAACAACCGATGAAATCGAGGCACAGATCCCGCACGGGAGTTCGGCGCACGAATCCGAATTAACCGAAGAAGAGAAGAAGAAACTCTTGAAAGTAGCAAGTTTCAATGACGACGCAGGTAACGAGTAGAGAGCAACTCGAGGCCCGCGCCATGCTGGCCCGAAACGAGTTCAAGTACTTCTGTGAGTTCGTCCATAACGTGCAACTTGCCCGTCACCAGATGGTCTGGTACGACCACCTTACCAGCGACAACGAAGAGGATCGGCAGGTAGCGATCGCCGCACCCCCTGAGTTCTGGAAGAGCCGACTCATCCGCATGTGGATCGAGTACAACATCGGCAAGTACCCCGAACGCTGCACCCTGCTCGCCATGAACTCGGCCTCACAGGCCCAGAAGCAGGTCAAGGCCGTCCGGGACACGATCGAGTTCAACGTCAACTACAAGCTGACCTTCCCGCACGTCAAACCGGACAAGACCCGGGGCTGGTCAGGATTCCAGCTGTTCGTCCAGCGCACCAACCTGGGCCGACCCGACCCGACACTTGAAGGCACGGGCGTGCAGGGACCGATTCAGGGCGCCCACATCGAGTACATCATCTGCGACGACCTGACCGACCAGCAGGACGTCGAATCCCCGACCACCATGGTCCGGCAGAAGGAATGGGTGAAGGGAGTCCTGTCCGACCGTTTGACCAGGCTCCCGAAGACGGACACCCCAGTCGGCAAGTGGTTCGCCATTTTCACCCGCTGGGGCGACAACGACCTCT